GCTTGTGGCCGGACGGATCCGGACGGAGTACTCCCGCCCCTGCCCACGGATCACGGCCTCGACCGGCTCATCCGCATACTCAAGCGCATCCAGCGCTTCGGGTGTCAGGCGGTCAGCCATCAGGTCGCCCCCCAGGTCACAGCGCCCTGAATCTGCGCCTCAAGCGTCAGGGTCGGCTGATCGGTCGCGTTATAGGACCACCGTGTGACGAGGCATTTGCCGCTCATTGTCTTCCCGCCCGTCTTCCCGGTCGGTTTGAAGGTAAAGTTGAACTCCCCGGCCTCCGCCACCAGGTTGAGCGCGTCCAGTGTCGCGACCTCCGGCAGGCATGTGGCCGTGATGGTGCCGTACTTGCGGACGCCGAGCGGCCACTCGGCGGCGTCGTTGATGGCGGTGTTGTCCACGGTGCGCATGCCGATCTCGACGGTGGCCTCCCGAACCACGGCGGCCAGCTGGTGGGTGCCGATGGTGAGAATCGCGAGCTCGCCTACGATCCTGTCTTTCGCTGCCATGTCAGCTCCTCGTAATGATCTGCGTGATCGTTATCTCGAAGCGCGCCAGATGCGCCGTCAGCATGTCGTCGCCGCGGCGCACCAGCACGAAACCTGTCTCGCCCCCGTCCACGCTCAGCAGGCTTGCCTCCCAGACCGCGCCGTCCAGGTTCGCCTCATCGCGGAACTTCGCAAGGACCGCGTCCACAAGCGCCTCGAATCGCGGCTCACTCTCGCGCCCGGGATCGATGGACCAGGGCATTTTCAGCTCCAGCACGTACCGGCTGGTCTGGATGGCCTCCGGGCCCTGAAAGTCGTTGATGGCCCGGTCGGGCCAGCTCTCGGATACACTTGCGCGCCGGATGTTCCACCAGGGGCGCCCGGCGGCCCGCCGCGCATTCATCCACGCCGGGGTCCGGCCCCAGACGTCCATCCAGTCACCCGCGCCGGGGATCGAGAGGACCATATCGCGGATCAGCGCCCGGATCTGGCTGTCACTCTTGAATGTGGGGTCGCCGAAAGGCACCTCAGACTCCTCCGGACATCAGGCGCGCCAGCCGGTCTGCCGCCTCACGGAAAGCGCGCTCGATGAGGGGCTGCGCCAGTGAGAGGCTGCGCTGCGCGAACTCCTGCGCCCTTGTGCCCCGGCGGGCGATCGCGAACTGGATCCGGCGCGCCACCCCGTACGACTCCCCGGGCGGCACATGCAGCTTGCGCTCCGCCCAGTGCACCAGCGGGCCGACCGGCGGCCAGTGCGGCCGGCTCCCGTATTCGACCACCGGGGCATAGCCGGCCTGCCACCAGACATAACCACTGACGTCCACCGGCTCCTGCGAATGCACGCTCACCTGCGCGCCGATTGTGTCGCGCAGGAAAGCCGTCGCACCGACCGGCGTCTGGTCGAAGGCGACGGTCCGCAGCTGCTCGGTCGCCTTCGCCATGGCCTGCTCCACGATCCGCGCCGCCTGCGCTCCCATACCGGCGCGAAGGCGCGCGAGAAGCCCGTTCAGTTGGTCGAGCGACCCCGGCTCAACCTCCATGTGCAGCGCGTACGGCGCGCCGGTGTCCTGCCAGATCCTCACAGCTGCGGCCACCCCCAGTCCGCATGGCGCGCCGCGGGGGAGGGGACGGCGTTGCCCTGTGCGTCCGCCCCTGCGCCCGCGATCGCAAGCCCCCGCCTGCGCAGGTGGGCGGAGAGTTCGCGCCAGACGTCGGCCTTCTCGCGGTAGTTCACGCTGTCGGCCGGGATCGCGGGCGCGCTGCTCCGCCCGAAGCGCGCGGCCACGGCCTGCGCCACAAGCGATGCCGCCAGATGCGCCGCAGCCTCCGCCAGGCTGTCCGGAATCGAGGCCTGGGTCCAGGGCAGGGTGAAGGTCAGCACGGCTCGATCCCCGGGCCCGTAGGCCCTGCCGAGGATCCGCCACCCGTCCGGGCCGGTGAGCAGGCTCGAGGCGGCAAGCAGCCGCGGCCTGCGGCTGCCCGGAGGAAACTCGACGCTCAGGATGCTGCTGATCCCGGCATCCCAGCCGGGCGGATAGGGCTGGTCCGGCCCCGCCTCCAGCTCCAGCTCTGCCTGTGCCACGCGCGGCCGAAGGCGGGAGAGCTCGAGCAGCGCCCCGGCCACGCTCGCCGCGTACACCTCGGCGCTTGCCAGACGCTCCGCCTCCTCCCCGGCCTCATCAGACAGAATCTGCCGCGCCCTGAGAGCGATGTCCATGTCAGCCCCGCCGCAACCAGATCAGCACTGACCCGGTCCCGGTCAGCTGCACGTACAGCCCGTTTTGCAGCCGCGCGCCCCCGGGCGGGAACGGCTGAAAGAATCGGCCGTTTTCGGATTGCTGGATCTCGTCTTCCCACAATATCTGCGCGCCCGGTCCAGTCCCGTCCCGGAGTCTCAGATATGTCGCCTCGTATACAGCCACCGGGGTAAATCCAGCCACCACGCAGGGGCCGGTGTGCACCGCCCCGGTGGCGGTGACAGGCGTGTAGTCCCAGCTTTCATCCAGCCGGCCCTGGGAGTCGGCCCGCAGGGCCGCGGGCGTCCCGCGGGGCGTCTCGGCAAATGTCAGGCTCATGTCTTGCTCCTCTTCACTCCAATCCCGGCGGCACCGCCAGCAGGCTGCACCGGCAGTTCACCGACTCCTCCGGCGGCAGCGCCGGATCCACCGGGTGCTGGCAGGGGTGCCCGCCCACATAAAACGGCTCGTTCACGGGCACCGGGGGCTGCAGCCCGGCCTCCACGTGCGTCGGCCGCACGCGGTCGTCCCCGGCTGTGCCCCAGCGCTTCTTCCACACCTCCCCCGGCAGCGCCTCCCGCTGATACTGCACCACCCGCAGCCAGGCCGCGCGGTTGGCCACCCGGTTCGTCTCCGTGCGCACGATCGCCTCGGCCCGGTGGAACCTGGACGCAAATGTCAGCTTGCGGAAGTCTTCGCTCGCCACCTCGCGCATGGTCTCGTAGAGGCTGCGGCCGGTGATGAATCCGGCGCGGATGGTGTTCCGGATGCCTGTGCGGACGGGCTCCACTATGTCGCGCTTCACCAGATCCAGGGTGAAGTCCGCCCACAGGTCCAGGTACAGCTCCCCGGGAAGCTCCCGGCGCATCACCGGGATATCCCGGGCGTAGCGGTCCACGGCGCGGTCCACGCGCTCGAGGCCCGATTGCGCGGCCTCATCCAGCATGGTGCCCGCGGAGGCCTGCAGGCGCTGCTCCACCTGGTCCAGTGCCGCGTCGATCCGGCGCAGCACTGCATCCAGCCGCCCCCGCGTCCACTCGCCCCGCGCGGCCAGAAGCTCCCGCAGCGCAAGCGCCCGGGCCTCGTCCAGCTCGCGGCGCAGCGCCTCCAGGTGGCGCGCGCTCAGGCGCTCCATCTCGCGCTCGGCGCGGGAAAGCTCCTTCTCCCACCACGGGCTGCCGCGCACGCCTTCCATCCTCCGGGATATGCAGGCGGGCCGGGTGCTCCCCGGCCCGCTTCACTTCCGCTTCCTGCCGGCGCCCTGCGCCGCGGGCGCGGCCCGGTCCTCCTGGCTTACCGCCCCTTCCGGATCCTGCGCCCGCGTCTGCTCGAGCACCGCCGCATAAGGCCAGTCATCGTCCTCTGTCTCCCGGATCTCCACCAGGTCCAGCCCGTCGGCCTGGTGCAGCTCGATCCACTGCTCCAGCGCCTGGCGGTTCCCGGCCCGCACCACGCGCCGCTCAGACATAGCGGAACCGGACATGGCCGCCCCCGTTCGTCCACGTGCCGCCGGTGCCGACGCGCTCCGCTTCGACGATCAGTTTGTCGCCGGGCTGCATCGTGGCACCCGGGCCGCTGCAGGTGATCGTTATATTCTGGTCCTTGGGCACGTTCACTCCCGACGTGAACTGCACCTGCCCGATCAGGGTGGTACCGGAGCCATCCCAGCCGCCATTGCGGATGTTCAGGTTGATGCGGTTGGTGTTATCGCCGACCACGACCGCCCCTGCGATCAGGGACACTCGCTCGACCACCACCTGCCCCGGTGCAATCCACACGGCCACCCGGGCGGTGCTGCCTGTCGCGTTCAGCGTGGGGACGAAGATGGCATCCACCTGGGTGCCGGGCGTGTATCCGATATGGCCAACCAGTTCCTTGCTCATGTTTTCCTCCAGTGTCTCATTCCTGTTTCAATCCTCACCGGTTACACGACGCTGCGGTCCCAGGAGAGCGGCTCCTCCACGGCGATGCCGTAGATGAAGCGCACCTTGTAGGTCAGCGCGTCCGCCTCAAACTCCTCCTTGGTGAAGATCTCCGGCTGCTGGCGGCCCTGGTAGAAGCCCACCTCGAGCGTCGGCGCGCTCGCGGGATCCGCGCACAGATACCAGTCGTTCGGGTCCGTCCAGAACGGCACCACCAGCACCTGATAGGCGTTGCGGTGCCAGTTCGGCTCCGTCGCATTGAAGTTCGCGGTCTGAACCAGCACCTGGCTGTTTGTCAGGCGCCATGCCGTCTCTTCCAGGTCCGGGGGAACGATCAGCAGGCGCGGGATGATCGTCCCCGCATCCATCCTCTGGCCGCCGATGGTGTTCCCGAACGTCGCGCGCTTGAGCATGTTCAGCCGGCGCGCGCTCAAGGACGCACTCGAGAGTGCCACGCTGCCCTGGTTGCCGCTGCCGCTCGTGGAGCCGTCCCCGCCCCGGAGCGTGCTAGTGGGATGGAAGAGCGTCACGTTGTCCCCCATCGTCGGGTTGGAGGTCAGCACCCCGAACACGTCCCGGTTCAGGGTCTGGCGCGCCGCGCGGCCCATGGCCACCGGGATGCTGCGGATGGCCCGCAGGTCGTCGTTTGCGATCGTCTCAAGCGTGATCGTGAAGAGCCCGCCACGCTTGCCGAGCGTGTAGCTCTCGCCCCCGTCCACGGGGTTCGCGAGCGGGTGATAGGTGCCGTTCTCAGGCACCACCGGCAGCACGCCGAAGCCGCCGTATTTCACCAGGTACTGCGGCCGGAAGTCGGTCACACTGCTGATGGTGCTCGCGATCTGGCGCCACTCCTGGTCGGCGTCCGGCCGGCTGAATTCGGCGATCAGCCGTTTGTGCATCCGGTCCGCGAACACCGCGGCCCAGGTGGTCGTCAGCAGCGCCTCCACGCTCCGCTCGCTGTCGTATCCGCCGCCGTGCGTATCCCTCAGGATCTCAAGCGGCGGGGTCAGCCAGTCTTTACCGGTCCAGCGGCAGTAAGCCTCGCGGAAGCTGCGGAACGGCGGCACGCCGTCCACCGGCTGCCCGGCCAGCATCCCGTCGATCGCCGCGATCATGCGGTCGCGGGCATCCTGCGTCACCCTCGCGCCCAGGCCGGTCACGCGCGCGCTCTGAGCGGCCTCGTCCAGGGCCTCCTTCACGCCCCGGATGCGCCGGTCCAGCTCGCCAGGCTCGAAGACGCGCCCGGCGAACTCGCTGCGCACCAGCTCCGCCGCCTTCGCCGGCAACCGCGCCTCGGCAAGCCGCGCCTCGAGCAGCACGCCGCAGCGCTCGCGCCTTGCCTCCTCCAGCAGGGCGCGCACCTCATCCGCGCCGTCAGTTTCAGCGGAGCGTCCCTCGCCGCCGCTATCCTCAGGCCCGCCGGACGCCTCCTGCGCCTGCCGGGCCTCATCCAGCTCCCGCGCCAGCGCTTCCAGCGCCTCCGCAAGCGCAGGATGCCTGGACGCCAGCTCCTCTGCCGTCAGGCCCTCTGCGTTTTCCACGCTCGCCTCGACCAGCCTCCACAGGGCCGGCCGGGCTTTGATGTCCTCCATCGTCAGATTCATCTTTACCTCCCGGTATGAGGTCCACCACGGATCCACCGCGGCGGACTCGAAGAGCCGGCCGCCAGCGGCCGGCTGCACCACGATATCC